CAGAGGGTCTAGCGCTGAAATGTTTGCAATAGTTGCGTTAACCGAAGCCAAGACGGTAGCAAGGAATGCAACAATATCACTCGTTGAGGCAGAAGCTGGACTGGCCACAGCTCAAGCATCAGCAAGCATCGCATCAAGAGGTCTTGGTGTTGCGATGTCCGCTCTAGGTGGCCCGGCTGGTATTATTACCATAGCTGCGATTGGTGTTTACGCTTTGGTTTCAGCAATGAAATCAGGATCAGAAACAGCAATAGACTATTCAGGAAATATTGACACTGTTACCGCTTCTCTAAAGAAAATGAATAGGGAGCAGGCCGCAGCTGAGGGCGTAAAACTTCAGGCTAAAATAACCGAGCAACAGCAGTCTGTAGCAGAGGCAACACAACAAGCAATAATAGCTCAGCAAAGGTTAAACTATTTAAGAAAAAATGGCGCTGACACGGCATCACAGCAAGATGAAGTGACATTGGCATTAGGAAAGCAAGCTGATGAGCAGCAAAAATTAAATAATCTGATGGAAGCTCAGGAGGAAGTAAGGAAGCGACTAAACACACAGGAAGAGAAAGGCGCAAAAACACAAAACGACAAAAAAGGCGTATCAGCTAATGCGCAGAAAATAATTGATGATTTAAACGCAAGAACAGAAGCTGAAAAGGCTTACGGAACAGCGCAATCAGCAAGAATAATGGCAGAGAAGGAAGCCAAGGACGCAGGCGTTACAGACCCTAAAGAAATAAAATTAATTCAAGATAAGGCGGCTGCATTATGGGAAACAACTAACGCAAGAAAAGAAGCCACCAAAGAAAGCAAAGCTTCTGCATCAGCCGCCAAAAAAGATGAAACGGCTCAGCAGCAAGTCACCGACAAAATGGAAGACACTGCCAGCAAAGCCGCTCAGCTTGAAATTGAATACAACAACCTGAAAAAAGGTATTGACGAAAATTCAGCGTCAACTAGTCGCTACACCATTGAGTCAGCAAGGCTTGAGGCGCAACGTCAGCTAGGTACAGCTGCAACAAAAGAGCAAATCGAAGCGCAAGCGGCCAATATTCTGAAAATTCATGAAGAAACCGCCGCGATTGATAAGCTCAAAAAGAAACAAGCGGAAGACGTACAGACTACGCAAAAATTCGAGACGGTAGAAAGCAAGACTGGCACGAAAGGAGAAGGTGTTGACGCGCAATACAAGGAAGACCTGAAAGCGCTAAATAATTACTACAAGATGACCGGAAAGGCAGATGATAGGTATTTAAAAACTAAAGCTAAGCTAGAAGAAAAATACCGCAAGGACAAACAAGCAGCAGCAATTGAAGACTACAAAGCGCAGTCCGAATGGAATACATTCCTTATGGATGGACTGGACGCGCTTGGACAGTCTGCTACAACAACCATTTCCGGCTTGGCGTCTGGTACGATGACCGCAACCGAAGCTATGCAGAATTTTGCCAGCATCATCCTGAATCAGGCGGTTGGGGCTTTGGTGGAGATGGGCCTTAATCAGATTAAAAATACTATGCTTTCTGATTCCATGGCTGCTACACAGCAAGCCAATATACTGTCAACAAATGCAACCGGTATCGCAGCAGGTAGCGCAAACGCATCAGCACAGGCTGCAAATGCGGCAACCGTAGCGGCAGCAGCGGCACCAGCGGCAGCGGCAACAGCTACATTCTCATGGGGTACGGCGGCGGTCGTCGGCGGGGCGGCTTTACTTGCTACATATGCCATTGCTAAATCAGCAGGCGGTCGTCAGTTCGGCGGTAGCGTAAATGCTGGCGGAATGTATCGAGTTGGTGAAAACGGACGCGCAGAAGTATTCACGCAGGGCGGTAGAAACTACCTGTTGCCCGGGGACGGCGGCGGTCAGGTTACACCAATGAGCGGGATGGGCGGTGGCGGTTTTAGTCAAAACGTAAGCATCGTAAATACATCCGGCGCAAGCGTGTCACATAATACAAGCGCAGACGGCAAGCAAATGCGCATATTGGTTGAGCAGACCGTTAGCAAGTCAATCAGCGAGAAGCGTGGTAGAATTTACTCAGCATTCAACCGGACAACAAACCTGCAATCGAGGGCTCGATAATGGCAATAGTCGCCTATCCAGAAAACGTACCGTTGCCATTATTAACTGAAACTAGCCGCTCACAGGCGGCTACGTTTCGCGCATATCAGCCGCTAGCAGGGCCGATGCGAATCAAAAAGACATCCAGTGACGCACCAGTGCAATATGATATTGCGTGGAGAATGTCGCGACTTGGTGCTCAGAGATTAATGGCATGGTTTTACAGCCCTACAGGGTTAAACCAAGGCCGCAACACGTTCACCGTAAAACTTAATACTGAATTTGGATTACTTGACCATACGGTGCAATTGTTGCCTGATAGCCTAATGCCTTGTACGACAGAAGGCTCAACGGTTTACAGCTACACGGCGTCTGGCATTGTTCGCGCACTACCGATTCCGCAGGTTTACTTTGATTCATATGACCTGTTTCAGTCTGATTACTACACGCAGGCATGGCTGTTTGATTTGATTGTTAATGATTATTTGCCGATTATTTAAGGTGCCACAATGACCTCAAACGCCACAATCTGGACAACAGCAAACCCAATCATGGAGTTCGACACTATGATGATAAGTCATAGTTCGTTCTCTCCTGTTTATGTTGTTTTCAATCAGTACGACCCAGTTACACTAAACGGTAACGAATACCTGCCATGTTACGGCGAGATAACCTATCCGGTTGTTGACGGCGAAACCACGCCAGAAGTTCAAGTTGATATGGCGCGCGCATTGGTTGGTGATGAAATTGAGCAGCTAATAAAATCCATCCCGCCTTGGAAAAGAATGGTTGAGCCTGTAATTGCGACATTTCAACACTGGTCAGAAGAAAATGGCGGTACGTTGATGTTCGGTTATGAGCTAAATATCAGCAGCGAAGGCGTTTCAATGTCGATTGATTCGGTGACCATTAAAGCGCAAAAGCTAAACCAGATGACGCGCTCGGTGGCTAGATTGTATGAAATAACAGAATGGCCGGGATTGCAGAATTTGTAGTATAATTAATGCGCGGATAGGCAGGCCAGCCGAACCCCTGAATCGTGACAGGTTTCCGCGCTATCATCACGAATAACTACACGAGGTTAATATGCAAGATATTCAATTATTCCGCTCTCTAGTCTTAAGTCACAATGGTACACCCGTAACCACATCAACAAGAGTTGCTAAAATTTTTGGAAAGCAACACAAAGACGTATTGAGGGCTATAGATAAACTTGGTTGCTCTAGGGAATTCACAGAGCGCAATTTTACGCTTTGCTTTGAAATCAACGACTTACAGAATGGTAAACCAAATAGATATTTTAATATCACCAAGGATGGCGCAGCATTCCTTATCATGGGGTTCACTGGTGAGATAGCTGGAAAGTTCAAAGAGGATTACATCAATGCATTCAACTGGATGCAAGAGACGCTACAGCGTCGCAGAGAAATTGATTTAGAACTTGGTGAGTTTTGCAAGAAAGAATCTGTATCGGTGGCTAACGGATCGTTTCACGGTAAAGGTTTAGCTAGAAGACGAAAAGAAAAGCGCACACTTTCGGTTGAATTGAAAGAGATAAAAGAAAAACTTCAAATAGCACTTGATTTAATTGAATCAAAATAAAACTAGGCCCGACAGGGCCTTTTACTTTTAAGGAATTCACCATGACAGAACAAGAATTCATATCGCACTGGGTTGGAACACCATGGCTTGAGCGCGGAAACAGCAAGCAAGGAATCGACTGCTGGGCGCTTGTCGTGCGCTACTACAAAGATGTATTGAATATAAATCTTTGTAACGAGTACCCGCCAAACTTTTTACAGGGGTATCTGGAGGAGGTGCAATATTGGGAACCAACAGAAGCTAGACAAGGAGTAGCATTCATGTGCTTTGACAAATTAACTCATGAACCTTGCCATGTTGGCGTTGTTGTCGGAAATGGTAAATTCATCCTGCACTGCAAGAACACTACAGCCCATGGCGCTACACGGTGCGACAGGCTCGCTGCTATGTTAAAATTGTATCCAGACATGCAATTTTATGAGTATATCGGATGACAAGCACCGCGCTAGTTGAGCACATGAAAAGCAAAGGTAAAGCGCTATTAATTATCGACGGCATTGCACGACAAAAGCGATAGGAAATCAGCACAACAAAAACATGGGTTGAGCAAGTCATCGCACAAGCTGGCCAGTTCGATCCAAAATTCACCGAGCTGTATTTCAACGGAAAGAAAATCAGCAATGACGATTTTTTGTTTAATGCTTACCCTAAATGTGGTGATTCGTTAGTTATTAAAACCAGACCGCAAGGGTTGGAAGGGTTAGCTCTTTACGCTGTAATTGCCGCTGTAGCTGTTGCGGCATCGGTTGCTGTAATGATGTTAATGACAAAAAAGCCGTTAACATCAGTAACAGGAAAACAATCACCAAACTCAAGTTTTACCGGGCAAACAAACGCGGCCAGACTTTACGAGCAGCGCCCTGATATTTACGGTATTGTCCGCGCATACCCAGACATTATTTCCGAGGCGGTAGAAGAATATAACACCAACAACCGAAAGGTGCTGACGCATTATTTAAACGTTGGCCTTGGTTATTATGAGCTAACAAAACCTAGATATTCAGATAGTAATGTCGCTAACTTCGCCAACTCTGAATACACGTTTTACCAAGCCGGTGAAACAATTCCGCTTGTCTATGAGCAATATTCATTCAGCGAAATTGACTCAGCTGGTCAGGAATTGCTAGGGCCAAATGAAATTGCCTATGTCACAGGTGACCCGTTTTATACTGCAACTCCGGTGTCAGCCTCATCGGCGCGTCCATCGCTTATATTTACAGTTGTTTACACCAATTCAACGCCTGGTATATCTCCAGAACTCGGCGGAGGTGGGCAGCTCGGCGGGTGGTGGTTAAATAGAGATGAATTAACAAATGAGATGTTAGGCGTTGGAATTAGATATAATTACACAAAAGAAGTATACACAATGGTCGGATATGACGAGTTTGGAGCCCCGATTTATGAATACATAGCCACGCCATACGATTACTACTCGCAATCAAATTTCATTTCATATGACGATATAAACGACACATTCACAGTTGAAACTGCGTTTAGCGGTCCAGCAACATCGCATAGATATTACATTGGAGATGTGGCGATGTATCAGGTTGAGTCAGCATGGGCCGGTTGGTACACATCCAATGTAAGCGGTACTGAATTGTGGTTTAACTTTGTTTTTCAGCAAGGACTAAAAGGTACCGCAAATATCGCAATTGAGTATTCAACTTGTGATAGTGATGGTGTACCTATTGGCTCAACGGTGACAGCTAACATTTCATATTCAAAAGACACTTTTGACGATTGGTCATTTACACACAAAATTACCGGCCTTGCTGATTCGTATTATCGCGTAAGACTAAAGCGCACAAACAATGCCAGCACTGACGCAGCAAAGCCAGACATGGTAAAGGTTGAAAAAATATCTGCGATGATTAAGCGCGTTAACGTTGTCCATCCTGACGACACGCAATGGGTTATTAAAACCACTGCGAACAACCAAACCGCTGGCACTGAAATGAAATTCAACGCCATGGCTAGCCGCAAGTTTATCTGGTGGGATGGCTCAAGCGTTCGCGGGTGGAATGCTGCAACCAAAAAAGAAATACCGTCAGACATGCGAGCAAGTCAATTCTGTGCGGATGCTATCTTACACAACTGGATTGTGATGGGCGGTAACACGGTTGACGGCATTGATGTTGAAGGTCTTTATGAAATCCACGATGCGCTTTACGCGCAAAATCAAGAGCTGGTTCGCTGCTCTGTGACGTTTGATGATAAAGACCAATCGCTAGGGGATCGCATTGTAACAATCGCTAACCTAATGCGATGCGAAACATCATTCGACGGTGACAAGTACTACTTTGTCCGTGACGAGCCTCGCAGTGTTGTAGTAGCTCAGTTTGACGGTAACAACATCGCATCAGACGGTTTTAGTCACACTCACAGCTTTCTTGTTGCTGACCAAGTGACCGGAATAAAATTGCAATGGGTTGACGTTGAAGATAAAAATAAGAAACGTTACATATATTTAACACTAGACGCTAACGGTAACATCATCGAAGGACAATCCGCGCACCCGAACGAAATAGAATTTACTGGATGCTGTAACTCAACGCAAGCCTACGACCGCGCATATTATGAAATGCGCAAACTAATTTATCGCAATCTTACCGTGCAGTTTGATACATTTAATGAAGGTTTTATCCCGCGTCATGGCGACTTGGTGCGTTACGTTGATTACGCCAATGAGTACATGTTTAACGGCGAGATAATGTCTATCACCATCAATAATGACGGCTCGGTTACCTATACGACAAGCGCAGTGATTGAGTTAGAAGACGGAGTTACTTACTCGGCCATCTGCAACAACACATCCGGTGCAGCTGATAAAGACGGATGGGAAACCGTGACAGCGTGGACTCGTAATTCATTTACTGTTGCCAATGCGTTAGACGGCGCATTCATTGCCAATGGCGATGATATTCGCATCGGCTCACGATACATCATTAGCAAGTTAGTCGAGAAATCAGCAAACCTATTCTTGATGACAAAGAAAGAGCCAAACTCGGACGGCACAATAAACATTGAGCTGCAAAACTACGATGAGCGCGTTTACGGTTAACTCCGTGATATAATGCTGTTAAATCAATAAAGAGGCTTTGATATGTATAACACAGGTAACGCAGTTCCATCTGACAAGCTAGAGGATATGTCTGATAATGGCAAGGTGCTTGATATTCTAGTCACGCAAACAGAAGGCACAACCACCGACCGACTAGGCAGGACACGCCGAGTGTTTCAGCAGATTTTAATGGATATGGGTTTTCAGCCTTTATCTGGCTCATTCCAAACTGGCGCAACAATCACGGCAAGAAATCAGGCTCTTTATGATGAAGTTTCGCAAGTTTTTTATGTGTGGGGTGGAACAATACCAGTTGGTGGTTATATTGTTCTAGTGGGATCAACCCCAGCGACTGCAGGTGGAGTTGGCGTTGGCGCGTGGTCTGATAAGACTGATTTAATGTTGCGTAGCGAGTTATATGGGGATAGTGGTGGCAGTCTTGTGGCTAACAAGCGCGCATTAGTAGATGATTCGATTAGATACGCAATATCGGATAAACTAAACGAGACTAGGAGCGCATTTGAGTGGAGCATTACACCGTCATTAAGTGATGCCACTGCCGAAATCAACGCAGCTATTCTTGATATCTATAAGTTGAAACAAAATGTCTTATCCGATGATGAGATATACAGTGTTACTTTAAAATTTGAACAGGGTGTGGATTACCATATACTCGGCACGGTAATAGTTCCATCCGGCGTAATTCTTGATTTCAGTGGGTCACGAGTTATAGGACCAGACTCCTCAGCTGGGACAGCATCATACAATCCAGCAGGAAGTAAAATGTTTGTAACAGGTAGGTATGCAGCAGGTGCCATAACCAGTAATTCTGATGCGGCGTCAGCAACAGATAAGAGGGTTATTGGTTCTGGGATTAAAGCGGCAACAATTAGTAACTCTAATTGTCCTTTTGATTTAACTAATTTCCAAGAAATGTGCTTTATTGACGATGTGCGATTCAGTAATTGCTCTTCTTTGATTCGAGTGAAGAACGGCTTCTACTCCCGCTATGGCACAAGTGCTAGACCGTTAATCGCTCGAAATTGCTCTCAAGCTACTGGGCAACCGGCTATATTAATGCACGGTACAGACAGCCATCAAATGAAGTTTGATGCCCGCTTAGTTGGCGTCAGCATTGGCTATGAAGTAACATCAACTCGGTCATTTGATGTAGAGATTAATGGATCTATGGAAGAGGGCAAGTCGTCCGGTTCAATTGGAGTAAGATCTAATGGTGCATACTGCCAAGCGTGGAGAGTTAATGCATACTTCGAAGGTGTTGATACAGGAATAACGGGTATTAATAGTGGTACATTTAATGCCTGCTTGTTTGCTCCACAGTATTTTAGTTCGTGTACTTATTCTTTTAAAGCACAAACATCTACATTCAGATCTTGCCGTGTAATGTGTGCATCAATACCGGACGAAGGCGCGGCTGGGCACAACACGGCTGACTTTTATGCGCCGAATAATGACGTTATTTTTGACATGGGAGCGAAAGGTAGCAGCACGGCATCAGGAACAAAGGAGTACCCCGCTAACATCCTTCTCGGTGCTGGGTGCAAAGCTCAGGGGACTGTATATCATTATGACGACACATCGCCAGTTCCATTAACAGATGCGCTCGCGTATGCCCAACCCGCTATAGCAAACCCTTCTAGGTTGAATGAGTTTGCCTTTGAGGGATCACAGATAGTTAGTAAACCAAATAAAGTTCCGTTTTGTACTCTAACTAAAGTTGTTAATACATTAGTGGTAGATACAAGCATTACATATGATGAGGCTAATATTTTGGCATTTAACTTCCGTGGTAATACTGATTCAGTGTATTATGTGCTATCAGGGTTTATTTTTGGATCTACATTATCTTGGGTGGAACATAATCCAGCAGGTGTGGTGCTCACAGTAACAAACAACGCAGGATCGACTAGGCTTACTTTTACTAGTTTGCCCGCTGCAGTACCAGTAATTAATGTTAGTGGTTGCGTTCGGCATGTGTAACCTGGAGTGTAGAAAGCAATGGAGATTTAAGTGCGCATCATCACAATCAAGCGACCTGCTAATAAACCAAGGTGGAAGCAGCTATGTTGGTAGAGTCCGGCTGAGCAGTTTCAGGTAAAACAGAAGCCCCATCACGGGGCTTTTTCTTCACTAGAATATCGCTTAATTTCTTTTTGTTGCCACTCTATAATTTTGTCTGAATCGCCATTCGCTTTTTTAATCTCAGCCCTAAGCGCAGGAACTAGCTCATCAATACACGAACCAATTTTTAAATCACTAGATTCAATTTGCTTTGGCCTTGGTAGCATCGAAGCCGGCACTGTTACCACTTTTACTTTTTTCATTGTTAGCGTGACAGGCTGCGTTTGATGGCTGCATGATGCAGATAGCATCAATAGCATCAGCAGGAATAGTTTGTTCATAGCATGGCAGTCCTTTTATCTGATTCTTGATTGCTGATTTTGTCTTTTGTAGCTCATCTGTAATATCGTCGTGCATAGCCTTAATTGCTTGCTGAGTATCATCAATGCTTTGTTGTGTTTCGGCTTGCTTTGAGATTGTTTCATTGAGTGATGCGTTTTTGTTTTGCGCATCATTAAGTGATTGCTCTAGTTTTGTTTTGTCTTCTTTGAGTGTTTGATTATCCGAGTAAAGCGATTTTGCTGCGAGAAGCAAAACAAGCAAAGTAAGACCAGCAGCAAAGTATAGGTATTTCATTTTACTGACCGCCCAATACTTTCAGCTTCAATTGCGGGTTTACCGTCGAACAATGCCAATCGCCCGGCAGTTCGGCGGCGTAGACCTAGCAACGGTTTACCGGATTGATTAATGAATTGCGCCATAATGCGGCGAGTATTGATGGCATCGCCATTTCTAACTGCATCGTCAAAATCGTTCAGCGTTGAATCTTTCTCGATTACACCGGTACCAACATTGAAGCATAGGTCACAAATGGCGTCGAATTGTGATTGGCTAAATGATTTACTTGTTAGTTCATCTGCTTTTTTTACTGCTTTAGCCATATCGGCTTTCAGTAACTCAATGGCGGCCCGTTTTGTTATTTGCTGTCCTCGCTTAACGTCAGCGCCGTAGTGTCCAAAACCAATTGTGAAATATTTTTCTGCTGGCGTCGCCTTATACGCCACTGGTGCGAACATTTCCCACAATGAAGTGAACAGCAGTCCATTATCGCTAATTTGTCTCATTATTTACCCCACTTTGCAGC